GTTCATTACACAAGGCACGGGCAACGGTAGTCTTACCGCACCCAGCCTTACCGGAGAGAAGTAGGTTCTGCATTTCTCCTGAATTTACAATGTCCTGAAATGTACTCTTGATAGAGACAGGAAGAATACACTCTTCAATTGTTCTAGGACGATACTTCTCGACCCATAGATGTTCTTGCTTCACGTTCAACCCTCATACTTAGAAGTGTTATCTAATGCGATCCAGTATGTTACATCAATATTTTTGTTTGTCAACTGACTTACAAACTTATCCGTGATGTCAACATCGTAATCACCGGCGATCATCTTCATGTTCTCGGTTTTGTAGTTGAAGGTGAATCGACCACCGGGATTGTTACCCAGTGTAACACTGTAAGTATTGCAACTCGAATCCTTAAGATCGAGAGCAACGAGTTCAATCTCCGATTCGTCATCGGATGAACGAACGGCAAGATCAGGAAGTCCAAGAACCGAAGCAGCCTTGAGAACCTGAGAAAGATCCTTGTTATAAAGAACAAAGGAAACCACTGGTTCTGGCATCTGTACGTCCTTGTCTACACTGGAGATCAGTGATGATTCGGCGTACCGATACTTAGTCTTTGACTTTCCACTCTCTTCCGAGATGATTACATGATCATCCCGAAACTCAAACACTGGCTTCTCGTAAAGAGAAACCGTTCCCAGAAACTTGTTGAGATCCCAGATTGAAACCTGAGTGTCAAACGTCTCCTCGATACTCGTCTTCGACATAATATTCTTCATTGGCGAAAGAGTTTTGATTGTAGAACCAGATTCGATCTTGATATTACAATTAATCGTCGAATAGTTCTTTAGTATTTCCAATGTTTCTCTTGATAATTTCATAGTATCAACTTTCACTGCTGTCATTAGTGTCTCCATTTGTTTTGACAGGATCATATGCAGGTGGAATATCAATTTCTCGGGCAGTAAGAACAACTTCTGTTAACTGTTTTCTCTTCATACCTTCGGGTAACTTATCAATATCCTCTTGCGTTTCTTCAGAGAAGGGTTTGTAATCTCCAAACCCGGGCATTCTAACTGGGCAAGAAACCCACGGATAATCCAATTTGGTGTAAGCACCACTGTCGTCTGGATCATTTAAGAATGCTCGTGGTTTGTCGCCGCATCCACATGCGGTGCAGAAGTACGCACCTTCTCTGGTATTGCTCGCACTTCTATATGGACATGGTACTACTTCTTCGTTTCCGTGGCAAGAAATATGTCGCAACTTAATAAGTTTCTCATTAGCTTTACCTTGAGTAACTCTAGAAGCAACAGACTTACCTAAGTTTTTTACTTTCTCAGTAAAACTAGGAGTCTTTATCGGTTTACTTTCTACACTATCTTCTAGTTTTTCTATAGATGAAAATGGCACTCCGGCATCCGATCCAGTCGGAGAAAGTCCTTGAGATACACGTTCCTTCATTTCATCATGACTAACAAATCTTTCTTCTGAATCCGGAAGCATTAGTTTTTTTCTATGTCTGGGTTCAGTAAGTTGAGGAATCTGAGGAAATGTAGGCCTATTACTAGGGGGCTGCATTCTTTTTTCCTGAACCTTTTTCAAATTAGCAGAAGCTCTAGCCGAATCTGGACTAGAACTTTGATTTTTACCGCATCCGCATCCCATATCACCACTCCTCTTCAAATTCAGAGTCCCATTTATCTTCAATGTCATCTTCTGAAAGATTTCTCAGATCTTTAAGGGACTGTTTTTCGTTGTGTCTTTTACTCTTTTTTTGATTCTTTTTGGTAGACCGTGAACCTATGTCACGAGTGTCGTCGTACTCTTCGTAGTAGTATTGTTTTTTCATCTCAGAATTCCTGTATATCTCCCATGAGATTTTTGAGTTTGTGTTCGATAAAGTAATTAAATACTTTAGACTTTGAACCGACAATAGGGGTGTCCCATTCCTGCACTACCAGATTTACTATATTGTCTGGAATTTTATCTAGGTTAATGAGCATGTCATTCCTATTCCAATTGTCAGTGCAAGCAACGGGGTCAAGATTTTCCATTAAGGAATTAATTTTCTTTTCGCCGCATGGCTTTTGTCGTTTATCTTCACACACAAACACATCGTCTTCGGATAAAACATTCGGAATGCCATCACTGGCATCCCCCTTGATAATGTGATAAATCAAAAACTTCTCGGGGTCATCACATTCAATCATATTCTTTTGAACGGGCGAATACTGTTGAACATTCGGGAACTTCTGCAATTGCTTGAAGTCCTTATCACCAGATACAATCATGATGGGTTCCTGTACATGAAACTTTCGAGTCAGAACGGCGATGATATCATCCGCTTCTGTTCGAGGAACTCTCATGTTCTTGTAAGGAAAAGTATCCCGAATTTCATTCCGAACCTTGGTCAACGTATCATACACGGAGGACCAATCAACATCGGACTTATTCTGATTCTTCTTTCTATTCGCCTTGTAAAGAGGAAAGTGATCCTTGCGCCAGCAGTTACTAGAATCTTCACAGATTACTAGTTCGCCAAACTTAGAGGAAAACTTGTTTTTAAAATTTCGATAGGCATTGAGAGTCATGTGTCGAACAAGAGACTCGTCAATTCCATTTACACTGCCCTTTGTCTGGGCAAAGATACTAGAAAGTATTACTTGACTGTTATCAATTAAAATCATTTGAACGCCTGTAGAATCACAACATTACTATTTAGTCGTGGACTTGGAACAGATTCCTTATTTTTAAGATTTTTATATGCATTATTAATGGCTCTAATTCCACAAGAACTAGAAACCTTTACGATGGACTTATCCTTACCCACTCTCCT